GTACCCTGTTTAATCTCTAAATCGACCATCCCAGCAAAAGGGATGGGTTCTATGGCATTAAGCCGATCTTCTGTTGTGAATGTTGTCATAAGTTTTTATCGTGTCCTGTAGTTGTTTTGCATATACTGATATTGCTTCTGCCGCTTTACTTGCTGATTCCCAATCGCTTTTTAAGCAAAATAAATGACAGTTCTTGATAGCACATTGGGTATCTAGGTATAACTCTGAATAATCTTTAGTTTGCATGATTTCTTACTGTTAGTGGAGTTGAACATAGCATCTTGTGGGATGCACCTTTTTTGTCTTTGCATTTCTGCTGAATAATCTGCATCACAATCATCACAAACTGAAGCTACTTCATGAGCATAATCTCTTGCTTGTTGCCATGAAATATATTTAGCTCTTGATTCAAAACATAATGGATACCAATTATTCTGCTTCATCATCTGGCATTGGCATTTGCTGGTGTTCATGAACTAATTGGGTATCTTCAATTTCTGCTTTTTCCCATTTAGTCATAAATTCCTTAGACAAAGTGTTGATTGCCGACATCCAGCCCATTTCAAAATATTCTTCTGGTGCATAGACAGCTTTTGGTATCTTATCAAATTCCTTTTGTGCAAATGGATTCATACTTTATGCTTTCTCCAAATCTGTTGCACTTTAGGATCAATAAATATAGCATCAGAATCTTCAAGTGTCTTATTGAATTTTGCTTTAAAATCAGCCCATTTCTTTTTATAGGTTTCCTGTTCACTTGCTGGAACATACCCATAAATCTTTTTCCAGCGAATAGTAATGTCTGTACTAGCTGGGGTATAAATATAATCGTTATCTACCATTTGTCTTGCTCCTATATTGTTGATCGGATTGTCGCTTTAAACAAACTGCACACTTCCATACTTTTGTTTTGTTTCTTAATACTAATTTAAAACCTTCTGCTTCTCTTATTACTTGACAGCTAACACAAAACCTCTTTTCCATCCCAACCTTCTTTCAAGTACTTATATTCTGATGCATCACATACTGCATTTAATTTTTTGCATACATCACAAGTATCTAGCCAAATTCGATAATCATGGTATCTAGGCTTTTCTAGACCCCATTGTTTGCCACAATCAGTACAAACATTATCAGGTTGCTCTTGGGCTAGTCGCATTTAGTTCTGCCTTTCGCTTTTCATAAACTGGCTTAACTTCATCTTGCTGTTTTTTGGTTTTTAGCTTTGTCCAATTTTCACCAAACACTTTTATTAATTCTTCTGGGGTCTTAGCTGATTCCAACATTAGATTAATCTTATCAGCTATTGATTCTTCTGGTTCATCCCAAAATTCATCACCAGCATACAAGGATAAACCAATTCCTGTGCAGATGGCAATACACTTTACCAAGCATCGCTTCATGGCATTATTTACTTGCATTGCATTTGGGTTAGTGATTGCTTTGTTTGTTGCATCTAATACTGGCAGATACTCAGTCATTTCTTTACCAAAAGCAGTAACAGAACAACTAACCATCATCGTGCCATTAAAAGGAATTACATCACCATAAGACCAGTTGGCTTCTGGATCATGTTGTAACAATGTATCAACAGCATAAGTCCAAGGAAGATAAGTAAAGCGACCTTTCTTTTTTGTTTCTGCTGATACATCTATTGTACGAAGTTCTTTATATTTACTCATTTGCTATTCCAATATTCAAGGACAATGTTTATAAAAACAAAAATAATAAATGCCCAGATAGCTATGCCAGATAAAGCAAAAAACCAAATTAAAAAATTAATCATGGCTGGCAATCGCTTTCTGCTCTGGATTCCCAGTACTCATATATGCAAGTAGTAATGATTAAACCAACAACTGCTTTTTCATTTTTTTGAATGGCATCTACTAAAGCATCCCAATGACTACCAAAGAAAGCATCATTTAAAAATGCTTCTCTAATGTTTTCTGGTAAGTCTGGGCTGTATTCGCCATTAAGCAATTCGGCAATCTGTTCATCTAAATCATCGCCATCTTCTGGTTCATAGTAAGCATCTTCTCTATTCATTCCCATGATTAAAATCCCCAGCCAATCATAGAGCCAAGCAAAATGCCCAAAAGAATTACACCAATCCAATCAATGATTTTTGTTTTCATGTTATTTCCTATATCCATATTTAAAGAAATCCATACCAACTGATTTTTTAGTAAACACAACTTTTTTAAGTGTTTCATCATAGTAGGCAATGGTGCTAAAAGCCATAGGGTTTTCCTCATGCAGTTCTAGGATTACTCTATCGATCCTAGAAGCAATCTGGTCTGTTACACCAACTGGTAGCTTGTTCCATTCTTCTCTAGTCATTGCACTAGAAGCATTACTAAGTCGGTTTTGTTGTTCTGGAGTTAATGGGTTTTTCATGTCTTATCCTATTGTTTAATTAAACCTAAAATCTTATCTACTAAATAAAAATTACCACTAATAGTGCAAAAAGGTGTTGCCCTATCTGTATCTAAACCTTCAAATCTTCTGCCTGATTTAAGCAAGCCACCATTGTGTTCATAACCCAAAGCATCTGTTATTTCAAAGTAACAATCATAAGTTACCCAGCCAATTAATGCACCAAATTTATCAAACAATGGGCTGTGCTTAGAAAAGTAATAGGTAGGCTCTTTGATAAAACCACCATGAGCTAAAACTTGGATGGCTTCTTTTAGGCGATATGTTTTCATCTTATTTTCTCCAGCGTGGAATTTTTGTGTTTAATGTTAATACTGAAAAATGACTAATTCTGTATCCAGTAGAAGGAGATTTCCATTTGACTAAACCATCTTCATCTTGGTCTTTAATTACATGACCATGAGTGCCTTCTTGATGTTTAACACTATCGCCAGTTTTAAATGTCATTTGTAATTCCTATGAAGGTTATAAGTAGCCCCCGAAGGGGCTATGGTTATTAGTCTTGAGTTTTTGTTTCAAAGTGGGCTTTAAACACATCCACAATTCGCAATATATCAGTTGGGCTTACTTCCAAATAAAGTTCTTGAGCAAAAATCTTTTGGATTTCTTGAACTTGTTTATCGCTTACAAGATAGCCATCATTACTTCTGAAACCTATTGGCATAAATGTTGATTTCATAATTGTGATTCCTTTTTAGGTTGTGAAAAAATTTACTACATAGAAATTTTAATTCTATTAAAAATTAAAAACTTGACCTAGATCAAGATTCTGAAAAATAGTTTATTGTTTTGCCCAGTAGCCATAGACCATTTTTTGTGATGAATCAAAAGTATCATTTGGAACACCATTGATTACAGCCACATAATGCCCAGCTTGCCTAGCAATCACAATGCCAGAAGGCATATCAGAACATCTTGCTTTTCTTCCAAATAAAACTTTACCATCTGAATTTTCATAGCCTTCAAGAACTTTAAAGGTTGGTGCTGATACCCAGACCCATCCATGCTTTGCAAGGACATCTGAATACACATCTTTGTAAATTCCATTTCTGGCTGATTTGGCAAAACCTTTATCTTTGTTTGCCTGTGCTAGTTGGCTATAGGCTGTTTTGTAGTCCAAGCCCAATGCTATTGCCATTGCCCTAGCCCCACAATCACCAGCAGAGCCTTTATAGCCAGCCTGTGATCTGCCACCATCGTTATATACATAAGTCATTGTAATTCCTTTCGGTTGTTATTAATTTGTGTCTATGTAATAACTTTACTCTTATTTTTTATAGAAAACTTGATCTAGGTCAAGAAAATAAAAAATAGTTTTAGGTTAAACCCTAATATATGTTTCTCAAAATTTACCAATCGGGAAATTTGTGTAATATATGCTACATTTTTAAGCAATTATTCCCGATCAGGAAATTTGTTATCATTTAGCATGACCAGCTTAAACCAAAGAACTGTTGCACTTCTCAAAGACAGGGGCTATCAATGCGATATAGTCGAAAGCTACAATGCCTTCACCAAAAGAAAAAAAGACTTATTTGGAGTATTCGACATATTGGCTATTGGAAAAGGCGAAACAATTGGAGTGCAGATTACAAGCAAGTCCAACATTGCCGCTAGAATTAAGAAAATTGAGGAATCTGAGTATTTACCCCTATTGCTAGAAGCTGGTTGGCGAATTATTGTCTTTGGATGGTTCAAAAAAGACAATGGAAGATATGATTACAAGGAATTTGAGTTTTAGTAGTAAAATCTATGGACAGGCTAGGCTATTGGGTTGCTCCAGTAGTCCGAAAAGGAACTTAGTCAATTCTCTGCCAAGTCCACCTTTGACTACCTTTGACAGGGGATTGTATGTATTACTACAAATTTAATATATCTGATTGGCATCTAGCCACCAGCCATCTTAGTCTTGAAGAAGAAGCAATATATTTCAAGCTAATCAATTTTTATTATGATTCTGAACAGCCTATCCCACTAGAAACCCAATCGGTTTGTAGGCGGTTAAGATTGCTTAATTATTCAGGATTAGTCGAAACAGTTTTGCATGAATTTTTCATAAAATCTGATGATGGATGGCATCATAATAGATGCGATTCTGAACTTGAAAAGTATCATCACAAGGCAGAAATTAATCAAAAAGTTGGTAAATTGGGTGGCAGACCTAAGAATAACCCAGATAAAACTCAATCGGTTTCTAAGGATAACCCACAAGTATCCCTAACCACTAACCATATACCATCCACATCCTGTATAACCAGATGTATTTCTTTTACTATGCTTCCACTTACT